GCAGTATAAGAACGCTGCTTACTTGCCTTGATTTCTTCCGCTGTCTTATCAACATTTTGTGGATCAGAAATCGTACCATAAGCAAGATTGCACTGAAATTCAATTAATTTTAATTGCTTATCTAAGCCCCTGTAATAGCTTTCATCCCGAATATCCGGGGAATATACATCCAGAAGCGGCTTATCCTTTGCACCGGAACTATATTCAACAGACCGATATAACCGCTCCTTGCCGCCAGGATATTCATAATCGTCCCTTGTCTTATCGTACTTTAATAAGCTGTCAGCAATGTGTACTGCAGCTTCTTTGGCATCATACTCCCAATCCACCTGGCTGTAACGTTTATCTGCAATCCTAATTGAATCCACTGCCTGAGCATACACAGAAGTTCCAAGTGGACTATCCGTATTCTCTGCATTTACGGAAGGAATTTTCAAATATCCCAAAGGAAGTCTATCAACCCCTTCGTATACTGCCCCGGGCGACAACTTCGACCATTGATCTACAGACTCCAAGGACACTGGTACCCCAAGACTATAGTCATTCGTACTGACAAATGCCTGATTTTCAATAACCAGATGCTGTCCTTTCATCGTATGCATTTCCAACCGGGTATATATATTCTTTCCACGCCGTACCTGTTCAGCAAATACACATTGCATCATACGCCCAGATCCGTCAAAGCTGATTGGGAAAAAACAATCTGCCTGAACATATTGCACAGAAATTCCTTTTTCAGTTACATACGGTTTAAAAACCATACCGCCTTTTGCACAGGCAAGCTGCACATTTCGCCTCAAATCATTTAGAACATTCTTGTATTGCTCATTCAAATAATCCGCCCTCAGGCTTCCAACAACTTCAGATTCAAGTTCAAGTGTAACAAGCCGAGAAAACTCAGATGAAATAGAGGATGGAAGATTCATTCCAAATACTTTTTTGTTATCGACCCACCACGGACGATTCTTAAACAGTGTTGTCCACAGCTCAATCTGATTTGCCATTTTTGAAGTCATGCACACATCTATCTGTGTATCTGAACTCTTATTTAATGTTTTTACTATCAAATCGAGCATCGTTGTAAATTTCAAATTTTTCACCTCTATTCATACTTAATCAGCTTTGTAATATATCGTTCAATAGTATATTCAAAAGCATCCAGGCTATCGATATCGCTTGTCCCGTCATCCAACCGAACGTTTTTGGTAATCTCATCCGGAGCCCATACAGCACTGCAAAATGCTGCAACCAGACTGTCACACATCAAATCCATGTAGCTGTAACGTCCTTGCGCCATCAATCGGGTTGTTAGACGAATTCGGTCATTAATCTGTTCTTTCAGAGCATTTTCAACACGTATCCATCCAAGCCCGGCTTTACGTAGCGATGACTTAATTCCAAGGATTAACGTCTGTTCAGCGCTATCACAATAAACTACTGTGATATAACCATATAAGTTAATAACCTTTAAGCAGAAATCCACAAACATCTGACCAAGCTGTTCCGGATCAATCTCAATCTGATTTCCATTCTCATCTTGACATCCGTGCCATTCTGAAGCCAAAGAAACAACTTCATTAAATCCTCTTGTAATAGCTGTTGCCGAAAATGCATGTCCGGATCCGGAACCACCAAAGTCAATTGACAGGATAATTTCCATGATATCTTTCGGTTTTTCATTTCGACGAAACCTATATACCTTGTCATTCGTGTCTTCTGCAAACTGCCGATATATAAGCCCCTGCGCTGTAACTCGCATCCCTTTGATATCCTGTAGATACCAAATACTTCCCAGCGTGTACTGACTCTCAATTTCCCGGATACGTTCCGGAGTCAAGTTGATATTGTCATATAGCGTACAATGTACATAATTATAGCCGCCAATAAGTTCCCCTTCGGCGGCCTGTTTCGCATATTTATCAATATATTCTTTGTATATCGGCGCATTCGGATTGTCCGGGTTCAAATCCCAGAATACCTTACGCCGATGAGCAGCAATGGTACGATTGAAAGCTTCTCGGATGGTATTTTTATGATGCAGATTGATTTCTGTTGCAATCCACATCCCGTAAGAATTGCCTCGAATCTTTTTATAACTATCCTCTTTACCACCGCCAGCAAAAATAATAATGCGCTGGCGATGCTTTGTTGCAGGGCCTTTAACATACAGCGCCTCGTTATCTTTATACTTTCCCCAGTGGCATTGCCCTCGGAATATCCATTCAAGACCAAATCCATTGGCATCGCCAATATTAAGCTTGGCATTGCCAACAGTTGAACCAGTGGCTAAATGGATACGGTCTTTTGTTGTTTTAAGCTCATGAGCAAAAGCAAATACGTTATCTACCGTCTTTCCAGCTCTGACGGCTCCCTCGGCCACATTATACATACAACTTTCACATTTTCGGATATAATCTTTATGCTTCTCACCAAAATTAAAGGATATAGTCTTTTTTCTTTTAATTTCCTGCGCCATAGATATCACCTTCAATTTCATCCATGTCTTCGATCTCCGCATTGTTTCCGGTCAGCTTATCTGTCTGAGCTTTCATGTGATCGATACGTGAGCGCTGTTCTTCAGAAGCCAGGTCCCAATTTTTATGCAGCATCTCATCATACTGTTTAATCAGCGACCGAAGTTCTCCCTGAGCCCTTGCCTGAGATTTTAAGAAGTTTGCCTGTTTATCCCAAGCTTGCTGCACTTCCCATTTTTCGCCCATAATTTTACCAACTTTAACTTCGACCTTTTCGGTTGTCTTGTCTGCTATATCCCGGACATACATAATCTGTTGAGCACGGACAATGGCGGCATACGCAATTTGAATATTATC